AATCTCGGATAATACCATAAGCGGCCTCGCCTTCATCGATTACATCAATATCATCTCCGGTTTCACCCTCACGGGTAATAAACATACCGGCGCTCATATCTGCGCCATTGGTTACTAGAATATCACTAAACTTCTCTACTATGTCTTTATTATCCATTACAATAGTTTCATGTAATTTATTATCTAAAATTGTCTGATCAGCCAATTAGTTTCACTTGTTAGACTAAACCGTGCATTGAATATTAAAGCTTTATGGCGTCGTTATAGATTTGTTTCCATTTCTCCATGATGTCTTCATAATTGTATTCTTCAGGTAGTTCTGTTAAATGATTACCATCATGATGAACGGTTCCACCCATAGCAAGAAATTCTATAGCAGTTAATGATAGAGGAAGCGTCTTGCCATCAACTATCTTATGATCATGGAATAACCAGAAATGAGTTAGAAAATGAAAATAACTAATTCGGGGATAGATTTCTCCTATATCCCTTCGTTGGTTAATCTTATGATCGCCTTCGCAATGGTATAAGCCATATTTGCCGCCTTCTAAGTTACCATGCGAGTGTATGACTTCTAATTCCACATTGCCACATGCTTGTTTATCTCCGATCATTGACATATCTGGAGCATTAAGCATTAGTCTTACGTTATCTGGCTCATTCATTAAGCCAACTAGATCTTTGGTTGATACTGTATACAACTTGACATTTGTGTGAGGAATCATATTATGCCATTCTGTTAATCTAAGGTCACTACCATGTAGTGACATAATGATGGGTATATCTGGGAAATGATGTTCAAAAAAACCCACCATGGAATGATAAAAATGAATATGTATCAAATCGGGTTTAAATTCCTTAAATTCAGCTATGTATTTTAATAATCCCATAGAATTATCTAATAATTTAACTGAATTCATCCCCGCATACCATATATCTCTATCATTGGCATTTAATTCATAGATCTTGAATTGGAATCCATGGTCTCTCCAATAATTAGCAATGGTGGACCCAACAAAAGCTGTATCGCCGAATACTAGTATTCTTTTAGATGCCATTAAATCACTTCTTTATTGGTTTACCTGATAGTCTATCGGTCCAAGGCATACGTTCACCGCTACCACTTGGATCTAGTACTGTAGTTACTGATCCTCTATTCGGTGCATCATCCTGTTTGGTTTGAAAGACTATATCCTTTCCTGATGCTTTGAGTATTTTTGCTGCTGTTCTTAGACCTTCTAATGATTCTTTATCCAGGCCTTTTGTATCATAGTTCAATCTATCTAATTCAGAAATAATAGTTTTTCTCTCATTTGTGTCCTTTTCTTCTTTGATTGCTGCTAATTGTGTTTCAAGTTCTTTTATCCGTGCTTCTGAATCACTACTAGATTTCTTCTTAGCTTTTTCCTTTGCTTTATCTTCTTTAGCAAGTTTTGCTTCTAGTTCTGCAATACGTTCAGCATCGGTATTATCTGGAGGAGTAGGTTCTGTTGGTGGGGCCGGTTCGGCGGGTGGTGGGTTCTCACTCATTTGCTAGCCCCCTTTTTCCTTGAAGTATGCCCAGATATCTTCTTATCCTTGACTAGTGTATATTCATAGAAAGGCATTATTTGAGGAGCAATCATATTAGGTGAATCAAATTCTCGGGATACTGCATTCCTTGATTTTTCTAATATTGTATAGCCATCTGGCAGTTTAACGGGTTGAGAATACATATACATTTGATGTTCAGCTGACCATTCACGAATATTCCCTTTTGGTATCTCTACCGTCAGTATATCACTTTCAAATAGGTCTGCCTTATCTTTGAGTGTATGTGTTTTCTCATGCTCTCTTAAGGCGGCTTTATATGAGGTTTCAAAGGGACAATGTTTGGTTTTATCTTTCTTAGATATGTATTTGCATTTGTATACCCTGGTAGGTTTTTCTTCTCTACGGTGTATAGAAGGCGTTTCAGTTCTCTTGTGATTGTCCTCAGTTTCTTTCTTCTTGATTTTAAATTGTGTTGGTCCACTCTTATAGGTGGGCAATTCATCAACTACTTCACTCATTTGATTTCCTCTCTTTTTCTTTTCTGTCATTCTCTAAAGTCTTGGCATGTGATTCAATAAACCTAGATAGCCTTTCATAAGCAAGCAGTAATTCTTCGAAACTGTCGAATTCTATTTTCATGTTGTTACTTCCTCATTGATTCTAATTTCGAGATCTGATAATCTCTTGTAATTCTTAGGTAGATCTTCAAATTCGAGAATCCCATCTGATATTAATTCAAGACCAATACCCTCTTTATAATGTGCAAATACTAGAAAATCTAAGGTCCAAGAGTTTTCCCATATGGGATCCTGTACTTCGATGTAGTTTCTAGTTATATCTGTAGTGACTAGCTCGCCTTCTATTTCTATGCCACTAGAAGCGTACTTATCAGTAATGCCAATATAATCATGCTTCATTACATCACTGATATAACTAATCCCTTCTTTCTTTTTGATTAATCTGGGTCTTGCCTTGAATTTAACATCGGATCTCATTTCCCATATTGACATAAACTCAGGTTGCTTGTGACTCTCCACAGTATTAGCCATAGTAAGAGTCTCGTATATGGACCAAATAGATCCAAATAATACCTCATCTGAATCCATTACTAAAAACCATTCTCCATCTGGTACTCTATCAACATACATCTGTCTAATCTTACATTGCAAGGTGTCCTTTTCCTTTCTTAGTAATCGATGGGAGAATTTTCCAGCTCTTACCCATATGGGAAGAACGTGTAATTTAGTCACAAAATCTTGAAGGATTCTAAGAGTAAAAGTCATCATGGGTGTTGGTATATCAGGGTAAATAGTGCATATATATAGGTGTAATTTATCGCATTTATCTGGACATAAGTATTCCTTAGTTATTATTGTAGGATTGTTTTGATACTCTTGTTCAAATTCTGATTGTCTTTGTCCTGGTATTCCACCAAAACCTATTTTCTCAGCATTAGTTACTTCATTCATCTGACGGGGGGTCCTGATCATTTGGATTAGCTGACGTATCAGCATCGTCTTGATCTTGATTGCCTCCCATCATTGCGTCTTTTAATTCCTTTGCCTCATTTTCGGCTTTTTGTTTTAATGCCTCATCGATAACCATTTCTAATCCAATCAAATCCTGTACTACTTGCTGATCCCAACCAAGACGATCCATAACAGGCATGATATCAACCATTATATCAATTCGTTTCATATCCAGCTCAACTTTCTCTGTTTCGTCTACTTCAACAAATGGTCTCCACTTCGGTGTATACAAATCGATAATACTTTCGGTTTCATCTTTGGTATCTTGTACTACCCTATCTATTCCCCACATGTAATGATAGTTGGATTTAATCTGTGCTAGGTTGACTTGATTGAGGAACCCCTGTCTGTTTGTCTCAGCAGATCTTAAGCCGAGTTCGGACCCGATAAACGTTTCTCTAGGTAATCGAGTATATCCACTTATTGCTTCCAGGTGAATGTCTCTATCATCTTTTGGATTACTAGGTAGGGACCCTTCACCGAACTTAATCCCAAATTCAAATCTTTGCTTACCATCCGCACCGAATGCACCTTCTGGAAATACCAGGTATGAATTCATTCCGAAATTATTAAGGAATTTCTCTAATTTTGCCTGTGCTTCATCATCTCCTATAATACTAGCAGGAGCCATAATGTATCTAAGACCGCTAGATACTCTAATAGTTCTTAATGCGGTTTGTTGGTTAGTATTTGCCAATCCTATTAAATCATCAAATATAGGATCAACCCATGCTCTATATTGGCCGATTGTCTCACTATAATTCCCGATTAGTAAAACATCTTCTAATCTAGGATCCTTTGGTTTTAATTCAATTGGTTTCAATTGCTTACTATCATCAGTAAAAATAGGGGGATTGAAATGTAATTCAGTTACGTTTTTTGTACCTGGTTCAATTATAATCTTAGTTATGTCTTTCGGCTTTATCCAATAGAATTGCTTTTCCTCATTTGTTTGGAATTTGAAGTATACCATAAGACAATAGCCGTGATATCTGGCTGTTCCGTATGCTTGGATTAGTTTCTGTGTATAGTCATCAATAAATTTAGGCGTTAATCTCTCATTAAGTTCTGTTAACTTCTGTTCTTTATCCTCTTCATCATGTAAGTCAAATCCTCTCTGAAATGATTCCTCATAGAACCCTGTTGCAAGATATGCACCTATAGGTGTCCTATATCTCACAATGTTTCTAACAGCATGTACTATTCTTTGCCAATATCTAAATACTGCGGGGTTTTGTTTAAGTGAATTAGATTTTAGCCTTACGCCTTGTTGTACGGTGTCATCTGTTACGCTCATTTAATAATACCTCTGGGTTTACTTGGTTCGTACATCTTCCATCTTATTTTCAAATCGACGCCTAGTCCTAATACACTTAATATTGCAGGTTCAACTTCTTTTTGCATTGCCTTGATTCTTTTCTTTACAAATTCTTCAAATATATCGCTCATGAGATCACATCGATGGTTTCTATAACGATATTAACTTTCTTTGATTTAAAGATTTTCTGGAGTTCCTTGTTTCTCTTCCTATAGAAGTACATTCTGATTATTGGCATTCTATACCGTAGTGGCGTCTTAGCTGTTAGTATCTTGATTGTTGTTGGCTCTTCTATATACACTGATGGATTGTCCATATATTATTCATTCCATGTCTTAACTTTTAAGGATGTTGTAGTACCGAACTTCCATTTGATACCTCGCCATAGCATTTCTACCGCATCTAGCCAATCGTCTTTTCTCTTCGGTGTGGATTCAGTACGATCATATAAGATGTATTGATCATATGCTTCCTCAATGAATCCCATATTCTTGCATACCCTAATTCTCCCCCTGGCAAATGGTGAGTCTAACGTATCAATCCTCTTAGTCTTTTTTGTAGCCTCTTGTTTCAATGGTGTTGCACTAGGCACAGTCTCGCTTACCTCTTCTTCTAATAGTGCCTGCCAAAACTCCGCTTCGATCCACATTACATTCGGTCTATATGTTTGGCTATAGAATCTTAGTTTCTCTGTTGCTTTTCTGAATGATAATCCTTTCTCTAGATCAGTCTTCACTATATCCAAATGGCCATACGTAGTAGTCCCTATGACAATAGCGAAATAATCTGCACCAGAAGATTTACCAAATGCAGGATCAACAGCAATATAACAATTACCACGTATCTTCTCAAATTCGTAGTCATCTATTATGTGCCAATATTTGGGATTGAAGTATTTACCTCCTCTTGGTAATGGATCATTCTGGAATTGAGACATAAAGCTGGCTCGATCATCCAAGTACCTGAACATCAGTTGTTCGAAGGTCCATCTTGGACAACCAAGGATTTTATACGTGACATCTTTCTGATATGAATTTCTTAATCGCATAGGTATAGTCTGAGTGCTTCCGTCCTGTGCGACATACTCTTCGAATATGACATCCTCCCAATCAGGAAAGGTTCCCTTGGTGAATTCGATTGCTGTTTCTTTTATCTCTAAGAAATGCTTCTTCTTTAATTGTGAATAGAAATCATCGTAGTCTTTCCTTGTACCCGAAATCGATAGCCTCTTGGATAAATCCCTGACATTATCATTGAAGTTCATGTATAATCTTTCACTTGTGAGCTCTGATACAGGCATTAACTGGATGATGTCTTCTAAATGTGTCCAATCTGGATGAGAGCCTACATATTTACCACCCCAACCAGATACAGCGAATATAGGATCCTCACCTATTTGTTTAGTTGAGTAGTATATACCTTTGTTCTCATCCTTCTTCTTAGTTTCATAGCCATAGTGGGCTTGTATATCAGGATCCTCTAGAACATCGAATACTATACGCCATATCTTATATGGTAAGCCTGCAATTACCAGGACTGATCGATTAAATTCAAGGATCCAATATAAGAATAATACACATAGGCCTACTGTCTTACCGTGATCTCTTGGATAGATAGTCATAGTCTTATTTCTGGTCCACACCTCCTCTAAGAATCTGAGAATAAAATCTGGTGTGGGATCCCAATGATAGTGTCTTACGTGTTTCTTACCCCAGGTATCTATATCTCTAATTGGTATCTTTGTGTGGTCAGTTGTTTCAGAACCATTTCCGTCGATAGATCCTTGAGTTGATCGCTTCTTATTTATACTATGTTCACTTTCTGTTTTAGGGTCCTTTCTAAGTGAACGTTTGTGTTTCTCCACTTGTCTGACTACTGTTTCTCTATCAAACCAACGTTGAACATTGCGTCTATCTTTACCATCTGGATTAGCTATCTTGTTTCTGGTTATCTTGGACCATCCATCACCTTTTCGTCTACACTCCTGTATCTCTTCAAAATTAAAATTGGGCGACGATTTGGGCGATGGGTTACGTAGTATCTGAAATCACGATAGAAGGATAGTATGAGGTGTTATAAGGTATTGTGTTAGGATGTGGAGAAATGAGAGAATACTAAATGACTGGAGGGAGGTATTCTCTCAGGTGTGAACAATGTGAAAACCAATCACTGTCAATATATCAGATAGGTTTAGTGAATTTAAGATTTGTCTACATCATCTACATTATAGTAATGTTTCCATCCATCATACATAATAAGATCTCCGTTGTTATCAAATGTGAATCCTGCTTCAATTACTCCGTCAAAATATAATGTAACTTTGTCACGTTGCCATGAAGTAGCTCTTAATAACATGTAACTGTAAATTTCTCCATTGTCTACATAGAGATAGATTTTCTTTGTTTCATTTACCGCATAGTAATCAGTCATTTGAAGCCTCCTTGTGATTTTCACATCTTCCCTTATGTATTTCAGGACTATCGAAATTAGGGTGTTCTCGTATTGGGTGATCTCCATTACAATTCTCTACATCATAACATTCCCCACACACTTCACACATAATTGCAAATGTGTAATCGCATATATCTGTCACTAAATGTCAACTCCTTCTAAAATGGCATAGAATGACCAAAACAACCAAATCAACATAATGATTTGTGTAAAACCCCAAGCACTAAATTCAAACTGGTAAGTTTTCATTCCCAATCCTCTCTAGAATTTTCTTCCAATTCGCCTATCGTCATATCTCCATAGTAATTTCGAGGAAGATGTAAAGGATTGTCAGGTTTCATTCTTTTAGTATATTTCTCGAAATCCTTTGCAGTAATTAATATCTCATCTTTTCTAAAATCAATTGTTGTGATTACATAAGTGATACCTTCAACTTCAAGAAGGTGTCTTAAAGCAACTTCTTTCTTTATGCGTTTAGTCATAGCTATACGCTCTCCCAACATTCGCGATGATACATTGCTTTTAATTCTAATTCCGTTTCTAGTGGATTTCCACATACACAACATACCGGACCGCAATGCCCGCAGTAAATATGTGGATCTGTTTCATGAACAAAGAAAGTAACATTGCAATTCTTACAATTTCTTGCTTGGTTAGGCTCTTTGCGCTCGGTTGGTATCTCTATAACATTGTGGATATGGTATCCACCTAGAGGAATATTATTCCCACAGCTTTTGCATATATCCTGTGCTATATCTGAATTATTCAAAAGATTTCCTCCATTCTATCTCGTCCGTAATTCGTTTGATTATGGGAGTTAGTTGTTGTTGTTCAAATCTTGATAACAATAAGCCATATTTAGTCAAGATATAATCAAGTAAATCTAATTGAGCATCATCGAAATATGTAGCTCTGTTTTTTCTTATATATGGCTTAGTCATTTGAAGCCTCCTCTGATGAATAGACCAGTAACAAATAAAGCAACATATCTAAGAGTTTTATCAGGTATTGCAAAATGAAAGAAAACAACAATAGTTAATATTAGTATTCCTTTAGTAATTAATCTTCTTTTACTCATCTTCAACAACCCCGTGTCTGTCTTCACAAGCATCACAAACGTAAGCCTGTGTTTCATTCAAATCTGATGTGTAACAACATCTTCCCGAGTCCCAAGACATTTGACAATGATGATAGCATGGAATTCGTTCAGTCATTTGAAGCCTCCTCAATAATTATATAGAATTTTGTACCATCATCATATTTCATTGCATGTGTCGCAATTATCTTATCGCTTGGGTGCAGTAAAAGATAGTCTGTATCATCATAATCGATCTCTCTAACCAAGATTTTCCTATCTTTATCAGACGACCCATTACCCCAATGTGCGTGTCTATCGCAATATTTGGAAGACGTTACTGATCTTTTGCACTTTGTTAATAAGCTTTTGAATTTGCATATATCTGTCACTATACGAACAACTCCTCTAGACTTTGTTGAGCAAATGCTTGTTTGAATACATACAATCCAATATTTGGATTCATTCGTATTCTTTCGATTCCTCCCTTTTGCATATTCTTCACATCATCCGAAGGAAAATCTTTTGATTCGATGGGATAGTTTGCCCAGATATAATGCCGTCCTAGCTTTACTGGTATCGGAAAGGCAGTACCATAAATCAAACCATACCTGGGTGTGACATTTTCAATTGCCCATTTACCCTGATAATCATACTTCTGTTTTAGATCAATCATTAATCCATACAATGAATTCAAATCTGGTGAATGATTATAATCCTGAAATCTCATCATGATACTATGTGTTTGACAAGGTGGACTAGCCCAGATAAAATGATATTTATTAAGATCTACATCATCTAGATAATCATTAACATCTTTAAGGAACACTCCATCCTTTGGAAAATTATCTTCATAGATACTTATTCTTTCCAGATTGTTATCAACTGCATCGACTTCTACGTTCTCCCATAGTTCCCGGTTACCTCCGACACCTGCATATAGATTAAGCACTTTTCGGTTAGTTTTAGATATACGCAAATTATTCATGACTCATCTACCTCGCAATTTACGAAATTAAGATTCTCGTCCCTATAGAATGTTTCGGGGACTGTCAAATATGCCAGCCTAGGCGAATGAATTAATTCATGTTCGAGTAATTTTGTGATTGCCCGATTCTGTAATTTATCTATCTTCTCTCCACAATGAGGACATTTCCAATATCTTAGTTTTCTTTTCTTGAAACTAAATATCATGATTGCTCAACCTCTATCAATCTTTCATTGAGATTCTCAATGATTTTATGCAATCTCATTATTTCGTTTTGTGTATCCTTAAATCTTAGTTTACAAATATCTGACTGTGACAATTTATTCCTAATACCTTCTGCTTCACTCATGTGGTTGTCTTTAGTATGATACGGACATTCACAATAATCATTTTCGCATATAGTGCCGCTTATATGACATTCTTTTGTACAAGGTCCTTGTCCCAATACACCTGCACAATCGCCATTATGAATTAGACACGAACATATATCATTCATAGTTTCATCATCCTTTCCAATATTGCCATTGGATCAGTGTAATCATGAGATATTAATTGTGATTGCTGACAATCTAAACAATAGATCACAACCTCATAATATTCCATATTAGTTATAATAATTGTATTTTCGTGAGTTAGGTTAAACATGAATTCAATTAAATTCCTAGCTCTATTTTTCATAGTGATATTATGCCATGCTTCATCTGAATATAACATCATTCTTTGTTCATAGTCTGAAGGTACACATTGGTATATTCTACCCCTGGAACAAGTGCATATTCTTTCATCTAACATTAGATCATTCTCTATCATCATTAATAGTTGCGTCATTGGTTTTCGCCTATACTATAATACGGATAATAATATAAATACTTAGTGTATACTTGTATTGATAGATACTCACATTAATTAATTATATTGATCTAATCAAACAGGATAGGATTACAGACACTCTTAAATCTTAGATACCCCGACCCCTATTTCATCCGCTATATAATAATAATAATAATAATAATAAATAATATATTTATATATATATATATATATAATTAATATAATAATATAATAATACAACAGATATTTACTATCGTCGTACTTCCATCGGAAATATTAATATAACAATACACGAATACAGTAATTACTATGAGACCAAGAGAAAGGTTTACAGGAAATAGAATGAGTATCTATTCAGACGGATTAGATAACCATCTAGTATTCAAATGGAATAGTGAGAACGTGATGTCAGGAAGATCAGGAAGGTATCGATTAGATGATCTAAAGAAATGCGACTGTGATAGTTGTATTTTTCCTAAACTCCCTAAGGGATGGCGTATTAGTCGAACTGAACAAATACTTGTAATGAAGAAAATGCAAGAATTCAAATCAAAAAGAATCTTGAGAAAGATAAATGAAAGTTCCGTCGACCAAGTAGGAGCCGGGGTGTCGGACAAATGAAGAAAGAAGAATTAGAAATTATGGAAACCGAAATTAATGCCAGAATTGCGAAAGTAATGGTCAATGAATTCCATTTACCCATCAGTTATCAAGTAAGAATCATGGCAGAAATAAGTATGTATTTCGAAAACCTTGTGAGGGAAATAGCGGAGCTGGACAGATGACTTGTAGTAATATGTTGAGGATGTGTCAACCAGAGTTCACTTGTACTTGCAAAAAGAAAAACAATGATTGTAAAGTAAAAGTCGAATATACTTGTCATGGATGTAGTTACAAAACTAATCTCGATTGTAATATATGTTTGATTTGTTTTCCAGATCATGTGCATCCATCAATTGAATCAGGTTGTTATGATTGTGAAGCAAATGAAAGATATTCCCAAGAAATGGAGGAAGGTTGGTTATAATGAGTAAAGAGAATAATCCTTGGGTGCATCCTATCACCATGACTAAGCTACAATGGAAACATATTGAAATGAATTTCAATAAGAAACACAAAGAATTCTGTGATACTTGTTTCGATCTAGAAATTAAATTACATGAGGTCCAGTTTAAAAATGAGTGAATGCAAAGAAGAATTTGAATTCTTTCAAGGCTATCCTGTTAAATGCGAATATAAACATCGAACGGAGTCAGTATTGTATAAACTCCATAGAGGTAAAATCACTAGGAATACCCAGATAGCACACATAACAGTTGAAATTAATTGGGTAGAACCACCGGAGGCGGCTGCAAGTGAGTGATTATAACGACGAGATGGATAATATAGAAATGGATGAAGGGGAAGTAAGAACTATCGGAGTTAATCTGAAAGAAATTACTAATCGATTGGATTCATTGGATAAAGCAAAAAATCTTATTGTCGAATCCGACAGATTAGTTATTGAACGGATTGAAAAAATAGAAGATGATATTCTCCATAATATTAGATTGGATGCTCTCGATACTAGTATTATTGCAGTCACCGGAGCAATGCAGATCCTAAGAGAAATGATTAACCACCTGGTTAGTGAATTGAAGAGACAAGGAATTGAAATCAGATGACACCTTCATATCAGGGAGAATTAAACGCTAAGAAGGTCCACAAGTCAGATGGAGACTTAGGCCATTTGTGTAATCGGGGAAAGAGAAATCCAAGAATTACAGTTAGTAATCAGTTTGTTACTTGTACAATTTGTACTAGAATTACAGGAGCAAAGAATGACTAGTGTATTAACAAGTGGTACATACGAATTAGTAAGAAAACATTGTCGTGTATGTAATCCACCCGATGGTAAACAAAAGTGGATCAAAACTAAGATACGACAAGCTAAGAAATTTGAATTGGTTAGGAAACATTGTGGAGTGTGTAATTAGTAGTGAGATGTGATGGTTGTAGATATCCTAATAATAACCTGCGATGGAAATATGTGGTAATCAAAAACAGAGGTAAAGAAGAATTAAGATTTCATTTGGAATGTTATAAAGCAAAGATCATTGAAGCCATACTTAATAATCCAAAGGATAGAGTCATACTAAGAGATTTATTGATTAAGAAAAGTAATAAGATCTTCTTTCATCAAAATGTTAAGGAGGCTTCAAATGGATAAACGATTGTGTAGTGATTGCCTTGACAATGGCATAGTTACTTTTATCATGCAGACATATAAGAGAAATGGAAAACTCAAAAATAGTATATTCAAAGAAATGGAATTACATACTAGCAACAATCATGCTATGGTTATATTGGATAGATATGTTGTTATCAACGATAAAAATAAACCCATCCCATCAAATTAATAATAAAATACTCTTAAAATGCATTTATGAGGTCGTGTCCTGATATAACGTAGCTATGCTGAAGTACCATTCTGACTGTATATACAATTGTATATACAGCGAAAACTATGTTTCAGATGGATTTAGATTTTCTGTGTTTTCATCAATTGATTCGTTACCATTTTTGATATTACTTTTTTCCATCAGTATGTCTATATTCCTCTGGTTATGTTCCACATGAGTTAATAACAAACTGATCTGCTCAGATACGTCTATTTGTATATCTTGCGTAGTTGGAAGGGGTAAGTTATTTAATGGGTCTTTAGAATATTTATCCTTGACAAATTGAATCTTTGGTGCTAACTCGATCGCCTTGTTTGCAACAGTGGTACTCATCTTATCGGCCACATCTCCAATAGCTGTTATCTTATCGGTGGGTGTATTGCCGGTCCAATGCTCTATCAGCTTCTTAGCAATATCCCAAATAAAGAATGATAAGGCTAGTTGCCAAATCAATTGGTATGGTAAAAATACTCCCGGCTCCGCCATTCTATTTCTCCTTTATTCTACAGGCTTAACAAATGCCTTGAATCTGTCACTGTATCGACTAGCAAAGAATACCACTTCTGTACTCATTACATTGATCTGATCATCTGTTAACATACTAGCTATATTATCAAGCCTAGCCTTATTCAAAGGAATGCTTGCTATTGCCTCGCTTATGGCATTAACTAACTGAGCTATTGCAGGTTGTACCTGTGTCATCTTTTCTTCTGTTACACTTTCTTTGATAAAATGTATTCCGTCTTTTTCTATTATTGTATCTGTCATTTTAATCTATCCTATTAATCCGTAGGTTTGCAGATCTATGATAAGTGTACCTAAGACGTCTGCAATTTCGTCCAAGGTAGTTGCGTCTGCATCAAACGCTCTGTCTGCATTAACATTGGTTGGAGTGTATGCTGAACTTTGTGCTTGTGGTGTAGTATTAAAGAAACCGACAGTTCCAACGATCTTACTGCCGCCTCCTTCTGTAAGTAACAAGGATGTTACTCCGCCATCCACATCATCAAATGAAAGCCCCGTTGCTACTGTCTTTATGTTCCAGGATCGATTACCTGTGCTCTTTAATTGAAGGGTAGGTATACCCGCACTAGTAGCAATTATTTGTAATAATGCATTGGTTCTTTCTATTATTTGATTCTGCGTAAATGTGTTTGCGTTTCCTGCAACCGCAGCGATTGCCTCACTATTAAGATATTTAGTATGATGGTCAGATGCAAGATTCTTATGGGTAGTAATTAATGCGTCTATAGCATTATCAATTGATTGGCCATTAACTAGTTCTGCTGTAATGACTGATTCGACTTCAGCTACCGTATCTATTGCAAACGTAATGTCTTTATCTGGATAGGTCAATAATCTATCTGCACCCAAGGCAGCAACTTGAAATTTAAAGAAGGTAGTACCTGCATCATTACTCCATCTCTCAGGTACTATCTGAGCATCTTCCCATTCTACGGTTCTTAGCCATGCTTCTGCGATAACATTACCGGTATGTTGGTGTAGATGAACGATTGATTTACCTGAGAAATTACCCAAACCTTCTAAGATTAATCCGCCCTCAGTATCGGGATTGACGAAAGTAATATGTAAGTGCTTGTTTCCAAAGGTCCAGTTGATATCACCATCCTCGGGATTAGTGATTACATCTAACTTTAAGGCAGTTATCAACGTATCATCGTCTACCCATGCAGCACCAGTATAAGTATACCATTTGTTCTCGTCTAATAAATACGCACTGAATCCTTCTACTGCTGTGAGAAATGTCCATGTTCCATCATCTTTATTAGCAATGTTATTATCCTGTGCATTCCAATCACCTGACCCACCAACCCCGACTATATACAACGCACCATTAGCAGGACTAGCAGGTGGAGCCGTCAAGTCCTTATCAACTACTATGAACCTCGGTTGACTGAAGAATTGTCTCTCCTCCTCTGTTAGATGAGTTTGTTCTGTTGAGTGTATTTCATTAGTGGATATCTCTACTAATGAAGGTATAATATTATCAGGAGTAAAAGCAACCTTAGTTGCATCAGTATTGATTATATCTATCTCAGATTTACGTTTACGTAGATTCTTGATTTCATCTAAATCATTTATGTCTCTATGTATGTCACTCATGATAGCGTCCTCTTTTGGCAAATAAACGTTACAAAATTATTATACCCATTTGCAGCATTGCGATTTAATTCCATCTGATATATAAGTAAGGCTCCTTGTTGACCCGCAACATAATTTGCTACCGCACCGGTACTAGGAAACTTTACCTCTACTGTCTTACCTATATCTAGCCGTGAATAATCCTGCAAGGCAAAATCATAGTTGATCTTAAAGGTAACAAATCTCTCTGCATTTTTATATATTAGTTTCTTCTTACTCAAAAATTGTGTAATCTGCGATCTATTATTAATATCTGGCCTAGTAACAAGTTTTACTTCTAAACCAAGATCGCTTGCATGTTCAGGTGTTATTGAAGTTGATCCACTAACACCCTTTCCTATTACCTTTAAAGTACTAGCCTCATTGTCTGAATTGATTCTGATACTTGCATTATCTTCCCAATCAAATATATCTGCATCAGTCAGAGTCAGACCAGAACTAACGAAAGAATTAGCAAAATTGAATATAGGTAAATCATTTTGTGGATCTGTTTGGTAAGACATAAAGAAAGCTGCATTAAATAACTCGGACCATTTGGTCATGGTCTCTAGAATCTTGACATTGATATAATTTGTTATATCTGGTATTTCGTCAGTAAGGGTAAAGTTAAGTGTGGCCCATAGATCTATTCCTGATGTGATCCAAAAGGCAGTAGCAATATCACTTATCTTATCGCAGATAAAATATTTGTCGCCAATTACTTCACCTGAGCTATCCACCCCACCAACGGAAAGCCCATCTTTATAAATATCTTCACTCATCCAACTTACTCCACCACTAACATAAAAGGCTAAAGTATGATCCGTAACAGTTTCTATTTTTGCAGCTGCCAGTTCGAAGGGTTGGTCTATATCTAGATCAAAGGTTAATAATGCACTCTCTATATTCACAGCTTTATAATTTCCCCCTGATGTGCTACCCGAATAAATCCTAAATGATAAGGTATGTTGTTTGAAATTCAGATTATTGTTTGCTCCGACACTGAAGTAATCTAGAAGAGTTCCTTGTTTTGTTATATTAAATTTGAAGGTTCTCCTTTCACTTTGAGTTTGACCTAGATCGTCGGTACCATCACTATCAGTGTACCTACTAACTATCTTATCTTCTTTGTCTAGACCTGTTATCTCTTCCCAAGTAGAAGAATCATAATTAAACAACCAGGGTGTGGGTGGATTCGTACTATAAGGAGCTGATACTCTGAGTTTTACTTCTATCTCTGCTTTGGTTATAACAGATCCATTTTTCAGAAATGAATTAAAATTTAATTCTGAATAAAAATCCGTATCATTATCTGAAACATGCCAACCTTTTTCATCGTCACCATCAGATTGATTGATTCTATAATATAGATTTTCTATCTTACCTACTTCTGAATCGGGAGTAATTCCTGTTCCTCCTGCATTCGTTATTGCGATTGTAGCAGGCATACTGACATGTCGTTTATCATTTGTTCTCTGGAATACTATGAATTTATCAGCATAACTACCAGGGAATACACTTGTTACATTTGGGCCAAATTCTTCCTTATATAACTTATTTCCTATTAAGCCACCTATTACCCCTTCTCTTAATACTGGATTATAATTACAATCTGTATTCTTTAGCTTCTCCATCAGATCTTTGAGTATTATCTCTCTTGTGACTGGATTAGTACCTGAGATTTCGCCCTGAAGGAATCGTTGATTAAATCTTGTTTCACTAATAGTCGCAACAGTTCTATGTGCTGCTTCTACTGTTAGACCTAGTGTATGTAATGGATCGTGATATATTAGTTTTCCACTGGCTCCGATTTGCCCGATTGCATTACTGGCATAGGTTGATTCTATCTTAACATTAACTCCATCAACAACTGCATTATCTATTGGGATCCCTGCACCGGTAATTAAACGTAGATCATCTGTTTGCATGTGTGCGTTAAATGCAGTTTCCCATGCACCAACACCTACTTCAACAACAGGATCGTCAAATGCAGGTGCAGCAGGTGTATATGTTCCCGCAGCTGTTCCGAAATCCTCATTACTTGGTTGAATTGTACTATTATTACCTAACCAGTAATAAGTAATGATTCCATTCTCGATGTGCATCCATAACCAAGTCCATTCTTCATCAATCCATTGTCCATTAGTAAATAGGACCGCATTATCGGTTGCCAGTATACCTCTGCCTGCTTGTCGTCTAGCTCTTGATACTCTTTTTAATCCCGTTGTTCCTGCATGTTCTATGAACATTGGATAGGAATTACCTGAAGTATCCTTGACATACATACCTATCCTATTGAATTGAGAGGCTCCTGTAGATTCTTGTAATCCCTTTACTCTACAATAAACATCAACTGCCTCACCCGCATTAATCCATGTTATTGCTTTGTATAATGCGACATTGTGAAACCCCGCTCCGAGATCATCTGCATCATCATAATTGACCGGATTAGAGTTATTATCAAAACCTTGGGTTCCGTCTATTTGTTCCTCTGTCCAGCCGGTCCAATTGGACCACTCTTGAAGTAATGCCTTTGCCATGCTATGCTATCCCGTAGAAAGTGGTCTTATTCAGACCGTCTTTGAATTCTAATGACATACTCTCAGCAATACCGGTTATTATCCATATGTTCTCCACTTTCTGATCATCTATGGTGTGATTAGGTACCATATTCCAAACACAATCGGTTAATGTGACCTGCCTGTATTCAGTAGCACTATTGTATATCCTAAATACTATCTCTTTCCTAGTTCCAGAAGTGGACAAATTGATAAAATCATCTCTGATCTTCTTACTAGTTCCTCCTGCTCTTCTAATAGTAAAATCAAAATTGGGCTTTGCATTACCTGTTGTAATTTTCTCAAAGTATTTCTGATCTACTATATCAACTGGATGATCTTCAAAGTCTATCTGAACACCCCAACGGAATGATATGATTTCTGGTAACATAGAATCACCATCCCAGGTTAATACAGTATTTGTATCTTTTTTATAACGATTACTAGTTGAATTAGGAAAGATTGGAGGATTGGATACATCTGATGCCGGTGCTACTCTTCTTAATCCTCTATAAGTAATAGATGCTTTTAATCGCTCCATACCCGTAGCGAATAACATAGACTCTGAATAATCAGTAATTAAACATCCAACAAAATGATCTCTGATATTCTCAGAACTGTTTCCGTGGTCCGTTCTCATGGTAAAACTGGACCTTTCCCCTGTGATTACTGGTGTTATTGTGAATACGCCTGCGGCCTCTGATATATCTGTATCTGTTACTGGTACAGTAAATACAAACCTCCAAGGGTAACAATTGACCGGATCAAATAGGATAGGATCTCCTTGAGCTACAGAATTAGTAATAACTATCTGACCTATTTGAAAAGAGTCAAACCAAAACGGTTGAAATGAAAGCACTTCTCTTATTAGATCGCCTGCAGGTTGTGTCAGTTTCCCAATCATGTAGTGTGTTGTATTAGCTGGATCGATTATATCCGTTGCATATACTGCTTCGTGTAATATTCCGATGTAATTAGTTAAGTATATCTCTGTCATACTTGTCTCCTCCAATATAAATAGAATAAGAATATACTACATAGTATAATAAACCCGATATTAAAAACTATGATTGAATAATCTATTCTTTTGGATATTGCGTAAGTCATAAGTTAATTGCTCCTGAAGTTCTTAAGAGTGTGTAACTCGCCTGGAGTTGTGCACTTGTTTCATTCCTACCAGAGTCTATCGCTTGTAACTGTGCATATAGAATATATAGAGATACTCCACCCACAACAGCAGTTTGTAGAGCAAGTGCAGGATTACTAATCCTAAGTGCAGCCCCGGTTTGAATGACTGTATTTATAGCCGTTCTTAATGCATAGGCTTGTACTCTGAATGTCGCATCCACACCAAACCCTATAGCTTGGAACGATAGCAATGCCATTTCTGATACTCGATTAATTGTACCAACCGAACGATTTGCGCTTTGTAGGACCCTATTATTAAAGTTCTCTAGTTCTGCATCTCCTCTGGTAGTATCTACACCTGCTACTATACTCATCTATAACACCGAAAACCTTGTTCCCTCTAGACCTACGCTAGACAGAGCTAAATTAACTTCTCTTCTTACATGCTTAATTGCTAATCGTTTAAATGATCTGAATCGCATCGGTCTAGTACCTTTCGTTGACGGACTAACATAGAACCCTCTTGCTCTGAAATGATATTCAGCATAAGGAGTCAAAGCAATAACAATTTGTTTGATTTCTTCCCAGGTGATTGTAATCTGTCTAGCTTGGACTACTTGTTTCTGAGCCATTAATACGTTGATGGCACGTTTGAATGATCTTCTCATCCTACCCGTTTTCATCGCAATGCTGGGCAGGAATTCATCTACTGCCTTAAACAATCCCTTTCTGAATCCTAATGCAAGAGCTAGGTTTCTATTTTCTATTATTGCTTCTGGTCCTCTGACCACGCCAGAAGTTACTACTAAACTCATGAAATCGCACTCTGGTCAAATAATACGGATCTAATAGTAAATTCTATTTCTCCCATAACTGGGTTTTGATTAAATTCCGTGGGTGGTACAACTGTCCATTTATAATTCCTAGATGGTAAATTGTTATTGACATTCAATATTCTTGTTAATTCTGCAAGGATACCATTTATTGCGATATCATCTTGAGCTACCTTGGATTCATATTTAATAAACCCAGTTATAAAATCAACTTCGTGTCTGACTTCGCCTTGTTCTATATCAGTTCCTTTCAGCTCTTCTTCAAAAACAATTCTGCCATTAAAATTATAGGCATATACTGTATCTGGTAACCAGCCTATTTCTATTGTGGGATCTGCTTTTGTTTCTGCATGATCAAAGGTGACATTGGTATGATCGAAATTATTCAATACGTATTGCTGTAAATCATATGTTTTTCTGGCCATGATGAATCATTCCGCATCTTCATGAAAGAAACCGTAAGTGTCAGTATCATTATTTATACCTATAGCAAAAGTAGCTTTATCATCTATTTCTTCTGTCTGAAGAGCCTTAATCATTTCGTGAATATCTTTAGAGATAAGTGGAGGGACCGAGATCGTTGAATCAGTTAGCGCCCGTCGTTGTAAAGTCATTCTATCCAATAAATGAATAATCTGAACTTTCGCTATCCGGTCCCAATCTGCATCCGTACCTTGTGTATACGTAGAACCAAAATATATAGAAATTAAGTCAAGTCCTTGTTCAACTGCATTAGGAATATCTGTAGTACCTTCATAAGTGCCAAGTTTGGCTATGTCTGTAGCTAAAGTCATTATTATACCTCCGACGGATGAAGTATTACTAAACTCCGGTTACGTCTGTTTCTACTAATACACCAAGTGGTTCTGCATCTCTTCGGCTCAGTCTCATGGTAGGCTGAATGGTAAGACCCCTTGTCTCATCAAATGGTGATTGATTAATCTTTAAAGTACTGGATAAAGTTCTCATGACTCTTGGATCATGGATATACATAAGAATAATGTCACTACCTTCTGTAATGGTATGTACTCCGGAATCATCTACAGCGAATGATCCACCCAGATATGGATTTTCCACAACTTTAGAAGCAGGACCGAATGTACTTAACATTTGTTTCTCAATAGCTTCCAAACTTGTTCTGTCTTCTGTTGCAGTGCCTGTCCCATCTGCTACTACATAAGCATCAGGTGTCATCTCAATTATTAATGTGCTCTGAGGACCTGCAATGCCTTTGTATTTCAATGCAGCTCGTAATTGTTGGAATGCCTTGGCAAATGTTAATTTTGCGTTGGTTGGTGAAGCAATATCTAATGGAGTGGTAATTTCTGTCCCTGGTGTTGCTGTACCTAATGGAGCGATTGAATGTTTAGTGGATCCCATATATGTGATCAGATCAGCTCTTGTTTGTAATTCTTCCACTTGCGCGGCCATACGAGCAGCGAGAGAATAAGGATCGTTATTGTACTCTTCAAACTCTAGAGCACTCATTGAATAGTTAGAATATAATATAGGAGTTTCTACATTGTCTCGTTTCTGTGAGAACGTACTATCGGGTGGTGATACGACATCTAATTCGAACCCTACACCAACAGTTGATTTAGTTTTCCAATCTTCATAATTTTTAGTTCTTAATTGTAAGCTCTTCTCATCTGGTAGGCTTTGCATTGCTAAACTACCGTATTTGATAGTATCGAGTAATATTGCAGATACTTGAGTAATTGTACTTGGTCTTATTCTATAATCTACATCATCATGAATTGTCATTTATCCTTCTAACCTCACTATAGTTACTAGATTTTCTGCACTACCTACAGCGTGCACTTTGGCAAATCTACCAACGAATAATCTATCTCTCTGAGCAGTAGTAGCAGGCGCGAAGTTAGTAACAGTGCCCGGATCTAAATTACCCTGGATAAGAACAGGACCCCATGTCGCATTATCAAGTACGTAAGCAGGATCGCCTAATGCTACAGCTAAACTTGAACTGCCATCTCTGAATAAAACACATTGAACTTTAATACCTGCAGCTCGTCTCAATACTTTGACTTGTGTATTGTCTGGAAAATCATTACCTAAAGTATAACCTGATTGAAATGATCTCTCATTGGCATAATCTCGGATAATACCATAAGCGGCCTCGCCTTCATCGATTACATCAATATCATCTCCGGTTTCACCCTCACGGGTAATAAACATACCGGCGCTCATATCTGCGCCATTGGTTACTAGAATAT